ACTGCACCGATGTCACCACCGCGGAACGCATATCCGGAATCGGGATGCAGGTCGGATCGCTGATCAGCCAGACCACGGCGAACGTGGTCTTGACGCCTCTGGACCACTTCATCAAGAGGGAGCTGCGTGCCCCTTTCTACATCCGCTACATGGACGATATGGTTATCCTGTTCCCGTCGAAATCACAGATGTGGGATGCCATCGGAGCGACCGACAATTTCCTCCGGGAGCGGCTGGGGCTGCAACTGAACGGCAAAACGGCCGTTATGCCGATAGGCTCCCGAGTGGAGTTCGTCGGCAGGATCGTCACGCCGGACAGAATCGAGCTCAGGAAAAGCACCTCCCTCCAGATGAAGCGCCACCTGGCCTATGTCATGGAACACTACTCCACTGGAGAACTTCCCCTTGAATACTGCCAGCAGGTCATAGCTTCATACCTCGGCCTGATGAAACACGCCGATTGCGACGAGCTGCGGCGAAAGGTGCTGGAGGACTTCGTTCTCGTCCGGCACAGCCAAAACTGAAAAACACATGATGCAGAGAGCAACCGTTTCGGCGGTTGCTCTTTTGATGTAAGGAGAGAAAATGAGCCTTAAAGAGATTCTGTTGAATGGGGGCGGGCTGCTCTTGCTCCTGATGACGGTGATCCAGATCGCCCCCATCAAAATCAATCCGTGGTCTGCCATTGCCAAATGGCTCGGAAAGGCCATCAACACCGACGTGCTCCATGAGCTCGACGATGTGAAGAAAGGCCAGAAGGACACGCGGGAAGCCCTGGAAGAGCATATCCGGATGGACGATGAACGGAATGCAGACAGTCACCGTCAGCGCATCCTGCAATTCAATAACGAGCTGCTCCGGGACATTCCTCACACAGAGGAGGATTTTATAGAGATTCTGGCAGAGATCGACTTTTACGAGGACTACTGCCAGACACATCCGGAGTACAAGAACAACCGCGCCATTCATGCCATCAGTCACATCGGACGGGTGTATGATGAGCGCCTGCAAAAACACGATTTTCTCTGAGGAGGAAGAACATGAACATTACTCCCATCATTGAGGCGGTCATCGCTCTGATCGCCGCCATTATCACCGCCGTGGTCGTTCCGTACATCAGGAGCAAGACCACCAACGAGCAGCAGGCCACGATCCTCGCTCTGGTCAAGATCGCCGTCGCAGCTGCGGAACAGATCTATGTCGGCTCAGGACGGGGCGAGGCGAAAAAGGAATATGTCATGGAGTGGCTGGAATCCCATGGCGTCATTGTGGACGCTGCCAAGCTCGACGCCCTGATTGAGAGCGCCGTTTATCAGCTGAAACAGGAGGTGTAATCCATGACCGAAGCTGAACTGAGAGCGCAGGTCGTAGACTGCGCAAAGAGCTTCCTCGGCTGCAAGGAGAGCGACGGTTCCCACCGTCAGATCATCGATATCTACAACAGTCAGAAGCCCCTACCTGTGGGCTACAAGGTGACATACACTGACGCCTGGTGCGCGACCTTCGTCTCCGCGGTGGGCGTGAAGCTGGGCCTCACCGACATCATCCTGCCGGAGTGCGGCTGCGGCCGGATGGTTGCCCTCTATCAGAAGGCCGGACGCTGGACGGAGAACGACGCCTATGTGCCGAATCCCGGCGACATCATCATGTATGACTGGCAGGATTCCGGCACCGGAGACAACGCCGGAGCTCCGGATCACGTCGGCCTGGTCGTGAGCGTGAGCGGCAGCACCATCACCGTCATTGAGGGAAACAAGAGCGACAGCGTGAGCTACCGCAACATTCCCGTCAATGGGCGGTATATCCGTGGCTACTGTCTCCCGAACTATGCCAGCAAAGCAGCCGCCGCTCCTGTCACCGACTGGGCCGGAGAAGCTAAGGCCTGGGCCATCAAGAACGGCCTGATCAAAGGCACCGGCATCGGCGCGGACGGGAAGACGGAATACGCCTGGAACAGCGGCATGACCAGGGCGCAGTTCGTCACCGTGCTCTACCGCTTCGCCAAGCTGATTGGTAAAGCATGATGAGGACAGGCCGTCATGCTGCCGTTCGGAAAAAGGCGAAGAAGCTGGACTACTCCAAGCGCCTGATCTCCGACATCCGCGGCTTGCTTTGGCTGGTAACTGCCGGGGTGCTGCTGCTCTCTGGCTACTGCATCTATAAGGACTACATGGGCGCCCTTCCGTGGCTCTCCGTCATGGTCGGGCTTCCATGGTCGGCGCACGGTGTAGTCTGCAGCTGCTATCTCGGCATGGCCAAGTCAGACCACAAAGCCGGAGGTATCACCTACGACGCGGCCAAAGCGCACAACTTCATCGAGAACTCCGAAGACGGACCGGAGATATGAGAAACACCCCCTCGACAGGATTTCACGATCCTGCTGAGGGGGTGTTTTTTTGTTGCCTTCCGCGGCCCTCTGTGCGGCGTTCTCCGCAGACATGCGCTTACCCGGCTACGCGCGGAAACTACGGTTATAACCGCCCTGATGGCCTGAGAGGAGGCGTTAATCTACCTCGTGGCGCTCCCGCTCCACGATGTCCCATTCCTCCAGAGGTAGAACCTGGTGCGTGAAGTCCCGGATGGCCTCGTCCGTCCCGCAGGCGTCGCACACATAGACGTGGGCGTGACGGCTCAGGGCGTTGGTGTGCAGCCGGTCTTTGACGGTGAACTTCCCGCAGCGGGGGCAGTAGTGGTCCCCGTCCGTCTGCTCCTTCCCGAAGTGCGTGATGATCAGCCAGGCGTTGAACTCCTCATAGGTCATCTGGCCGGCCGCTTTCATGGCCTCGCTTGCGGCCTGCAGCTCCTCTTTCGTCCAATCTCTGCTCATGCGTGAAATCTCCTTTCTGCGTTGTCTGCCGCCTCCAGCAGCGGAGCGGCGTCAAATCCAAAGTCATCATATCCCCGGAGGATGGTGTCGAGGTATGCGCGGGTGGGAGCGGCGATCCGGTGGCCGGGCGTCATGATGTAGGCCATGGCGGAGATCGTCTTGCCCTTCACCCAGACGTGGAAGGTCTGCTTTTCGTAGAGCCAGGGCCAGCCCTCATAGCGGTCAAGCGCGGCCTCGTCCCGCTCCGTGATCGACCAGATCCCCACGGGGACGGATACGCCGTCCCCGCAAGGCTCGATGTTGGCCACCCCGCAGCGGCGGGAGTTGCCCCGGAACACCAGCTCGTAGTCCTTGATGGTGGAGGTCCCGATCTGGATGGCCTCCGGGCAGCGCCGGAGCATCTGATCGACGTCCAGGTTGCTGCCGTAGGCGAGGTAGTATTTCCTGCTCATCCGATCGCCTCCTCAATGTTGCTGATGGCATCCTCCAAGCAGCTCACGGCGCTGTCGAGAGCGTCACAGGCCTCTTCCGCGGCCTCGTATTTCTCACTGCCCTGCAGATTCTCCGGCATATTGTCCCGGTACTCTTCTTCCTCCTCTTTGAGGGTGTCCAGGTCTTCCCTCAGCTGGTCGATCTGGTCGATGATTTCCTGCAAGCTCTTTCTGCGAATCTTGTTCATGTCAATTCCTTTCTCCCCGTCGCGCCGGTAGGCCAGCTTCAAAGGATTTAGTCCAGCATGCTTGGATCAACTGCGGTGGTATCGGTAAACTCGGCCTTTTTGTCTATCAGTAGCGCGCAGTTATAATCGACATCCACTACTTTGTAGGTCTTTCCCTCATAGCTTACGGTCTTTCCAATCCACTGTTTTTTCATCCACTGGACGTGTTCTCTGTATGTCATCACATGTCCTTTCTGCCCTCGTGACCTCCGGGGCGGGATCGTATTTGTCAGGCGACGGCGGTCTCGCTGGTGGCGAAGGCGGCGGTCAGATGCTCCCGGCAGGTCTTGAACTCGGCTCCGGTCAGACCCAGGCGGTTGGTCAGGACGCTCATCATCAGCTTGCCCTTCTGCTCGGTGGTCATGTTCGCGGTGGAGCGGAAGTAGAGGTTGTTGTCCGGGCAGGCAATCGCCCAGGCGCTCATGGCGAGGCAGAACTGGATGTAGGCCTTGATCTTCCCGGCGTGGGTGGTGCCGTTGAAAAGCCGGAACTCGACCGTGCCCTTGGTGAAGAAAGCGTGGAGGTTGATGCCGTGGTAGCGGGTGTCGTTGTAGTGGGTGTGGTTGATGCCGCCGCAGTAGCCGTCGTTCAGCTGGCTGTACCAGATGCGCTCGGTCTGGCTCCGGTCCAGGCCCTCGGTCTTCTTCATGGCCTTGAACACGGCGGCGTTCACCTTCTTGCACCACCGGCCGGAGCGGTTGGCTCCGATCTGGAGGGCTTCATAGAACAGGTCCTGACGGCCAACGGCGAAGTTCAGCAGGCGGGTCAGGCTGTCCGGCGTGTGGTTGGCTCCGTCAACGTGGACGTGGATGCCGCAGCTGTCGTTTGCGATGGCCCCGGCCTTGCGGAGCTCCCGGACGATGTTCTGCAGATCTTCGATGTCCTCGTAGCGGAGGATCGGGGTCACGATCTCGCAGCGCAGGTCGGTGGAGGTGCGACCGGAGGGCCGGCTTTCGATCGCTCCGCGGACCTTGGCTTCGGGCCGGATGGAGATGTCGCGGCTGCACTTCCAGGTGCGGCCCTGGCGGTCTTTTGCCGTCCAGCTGTCATAGCCGTCGCAAAGGTGATTGATGGCGGTGCCGCCGAAGTAGGTGGAGATAACCTTCGCGGCCTTCTGGCGGGTGATCCCGGTCAGCTCGATCTCAACGCCCAGGTTCTGCTTCTTCATCATGTCGTACATTTTTCGTACCCCTCTCTTGTATTTCGTGTCCGGCTGTGTTATCTTGAGGGGGAGGGGAGATTTCCTCTCCCCCTCAGCCGGGTTACTTCTTCGGTTTCTCGGCTTCGCCCTGCTTGACCTTGCTGGGCTTAATCGTGATCGTGATCCGGTCTGCCAACTCTGGATGATCAGCGATAAGCTTCAGAAGCTCGTGCAGGGCTTTTTCTTGGTCGCTCATTTTTACCACCTCCTCTCGTCTCTTTCTGGTATCATTATAAACCAAACGGTTTAATTTGTCAACCCTTTATTTTAACTTTTTAGGGGAAAATTGAAAAATTTTCGTTGACAATTTCGCCTGTATGGTTTAAGATAGCAGACAAGGAGGGATGGACATGACAGCAAGGCAAATCGTAGAGATGGGCGTAGCGTACGCAGGGATTACAAATTCCGAACTTGCCCGGCGTCTGGACTGGTCGCCGCAGCTGCTCAACAAGCGTCTGAACACCGGGAAGTTTACCGTTGAGGAGTGGCAGAAGATAGCTGCTGCGCTGGGAGCCACGGCGCTGGTAGGCTTTTCGTTCCCGGACGGGAAGAATGTCACGGCATGAAAACAGGCCCAGGTGCGGTAACACCTGAGCCTGTGAAGGGCAGCACTATCACGGACTATGTACTTTATTTCCGGCCTTCGTGGATTCGATCTTCGGAATGGGATTCGGAACCCTGATGATGATCTCGCTGAGGTCGCACTTCAAGACCTCACAAATGAGGTCCAGATGCTCCAGGTTGATCCGCTCGGCCAGTTCGTGATAATACTCGTTGATGGTTGTTGGTCTGATGCCCGTAGCCCGGGCCAGTTCTGCTTGTGACCAGCGAAGCTCGCCAAGCTTCCTGGACAGTAAAATCTTAATCATACGCGTGCCGCTCCTTTGGTGATAATCTATCGCATTTGCTTGGATTTTGCAGGGAATTGTCGGATTATCACGAAATAGGTTATGGCGGGATCCCGGAGAGAAACAAAAAGAGAGTAGTATCCATAAATGGAATACTACTCTCTTTCATTTTACCCGCTGACATGGAGCGGGGCGAGGAGTACGATTGCCTCTGCGGTGAGGATGATTACCACTGTCTCACCGTCTTCGGTCCGTACAGCTCTCTTGTGGTGGAGGCGACGGGAGTTGAACCCGTGTCCAAAAATACCTCCGCTCGGGCCTCTCCGGGTGCAGTC